TTCCACACAAGAGGAAATTTGATAGACATGTGGGAAGGAAGTCTTAGTTCTGGAGACCCTCACACAAGTGTCTATAATTCCCTTTTGAATCCTTCTTATTCCAGATATTCTGTCTGGAAGAAAATGGATTTCCCGTCAGGAGACTGGCATGACCAGTATAATAAGAATGTTAAAGCAAATTACCTTGGAGATGACAACTGGATCACAGTTTCTCCCGCCTGGAAGGAATTTGTGTCAGAAGAAGTTATGCGAGATGGTTATGCAGACTTTGGACATGTTTACACCAACGATGCAAAGGATGGCATTAATGATGGGTTGAGGTCTATCGAAAACATCACATTCCTAAAAAGGAGGCCCCGTTTCGAGCCTTTGCTCGGAAGGTGGTTGATGTGCCTCGAACCCTCATCTATGCTTGACATTGGATTGTGGACGACTCGCGATGGAAAGAAAGGAGGAGCGAATATAGCTCAAGCCCTTCTGAATGTTGACACGATGACTCGTGAATTGTGTCGTCACAGTGATGAGATGTGGAACCACTGGATTCCTAAGTACATTAAAATGTACGAGGAACATGGGTGGTATCCTAAGCACATGAAGAGAATTGATATGCTTAGAAGTGTCTTTGAAGATGGGCAAAATCTAGACTTCTTTTAGATGCTTCTGTGGCATGTCTTCCATCGACTTATAAATTTGGCGTATCCATACGAAAGTTGGTATTTTCTTGGTTGTACTAACCAGCGTTTCCCTACGATAGTGGGTGGTGGGGTCTTGCTTGCCAGTTTTCAAAAGTTAAATGTGAGTCAAAATTTGTTAACTGTTCGCGCCCATGAAGTGGTTGGCTATTTAGCCTTACTGCTCAGGATACCATGCAGCAATCCTGCAACATCCAGAGTAACTCACTATACCCATGCCTATGAGTTGCAGCATGGAAGAATATACCACTCGCTGAATCCAAACAATCAAATTTTTCTGACCCTATGGTCAATATTACAAAAGAGCAAAATACCACGTTTGTAGACGAGACTAGAATAGAGGGTCAACCTGTTGAACCCATATCCATGATTTCGTCCATTTATGATGCTGCCCATGTAGGAGGAACTGATACTCTCGTTGCTTTCCTTGAGAAACCAACTGTCATTGCCACTGGAACTTTCCAGACTTCTGACACTGCAGGGGCAACTCTTAACAGTTGGAGTTTCCCCTCTGCATTGGTAGCCAAACCTAGAAACGTAAACAAGTTGAAAGGTGTGCTGGCCTATAGAGGAGATATTGAGTTTGAGTTCAAGTGGAACGGCACGAGGTTTCAAAAAGGTTTGTACATGTTGCGTATTGTTTACTTAGGTGGTGCAGGATCATGTTCTGCTGCCACAAAGATTGCAAATGCACATGTAGGGAATCTTACTCTTGCAACTTCTGGTCCCCATTATACCATGGATATTGCAACAGAGACAAGTCTTAGGTTCACAGTGCCTTATACCTCTGTGAGCAATTTTGCGCTTGTTGATTACACTTCTGTTTACAATAGAGATTGGTTCAAGTTGTACTTGATTCCATATGACCCTCTTGCAGCAGGATCTGGTGATACAACGTGCCAATACACAATGTGGGCACGATTCACCAATATAACAACAACTGGCAATGTTGTTTTGCAGTCAGCAGGGTCTATTGAACTTAAGAAAGCAGGCCTGGGACCAATCTCAGGAGCAGCAGCAAAAATTAGCAAAACTGCTACTGTACTGGGGGAGATTCCCATTCTTGCCCCTTTCACAAAGACTGTGTCATGGATTGCTGATGT